CCATCGCAGCGGCTATATCCTGAAGTAGCAGACCAATACAACACCAATCCGCTTCAAGTTGTCCGAAACATTGACGGGTTGGCCTGCGCCTCCTGGCACAAAAACGCTGCGTTTCTGCGCAGTCTTACCTGCTGCCCGCTGATGGCAGCTCCGACAGCTGCACAGTTTTTGCGGATGCTTGTGCACTATGTCCGGAAGAGATCTGTATAGCGTATGCTGTTGCGGAATGTACACCACTTTCAACTGCTTCTTATCTTTAGCTGCAGGCACACATCGTATATTTCGTCGTTCTGCGAATAGCCTGCTACAATATTTTGTGGTATGATTGCCCCGTTCGTTTGATTCTTGCGAGGGAGGAGCAATCATGCAGTACACCGATAACGAAGCCGCCCTGATCGGCGGTCTGATCTCAACTTATTTCTTTCAGCCTGCCGTGTCCGCATCCTTAAAGGATGTCTACAGTCGCGTTCTGGAGCATCTGCATCAGAATGCGCTCACTTCTTCTGATTTGCAACAGATCCGAAAGGCTGTGAATTTTCTGATGCCCATGTGCCAAGCGAACCGACAGACGCAGCGGGAGCTTATGGGCGTCAATGCGAGAACAACGGCGCTGTTGAATACCTCCCGCTGATACTCCCAACGACTTACAGGGCAAAGAAAAGCACGGTGCTGTGACCGCGCTTTTCTTTGCCCTATTTAAATATCCTTACGCTCAGCGAAGCACGATCCCAGCCTTTTGCGGAAACTGCGGGTCGGCTTTCGTCAGTGACAGAAGCCTACATGCTGCGCCTTCCGGGTGATTTCGCCCTGCTTCCCATGCCTCAACCGTTTTCTGCGATACGCCCATGTACTCTGCAAACGACCGCTGCGTCAGACCGGTGCTGTTGCGGATTCTCTTGATTTCATCCGCCTGATACTTCTCAACCGGCACAATGGTAAGTTTTGTTGTCTTGGCTGGAAGCGTTCCTTTCTCAAAGGCAATTGCTTCCTCCAGCCCCAGCTTAATCTTATCAAAAGCACTCATATCATGACCTCCTGTTCTCATCGAGCTGCTGTTTCAAAATGCCGACCAGTTGCTTCAGCGTATTGCGTTCCGCTTTTGATAGGTTATCCTTTTCATTCTTCGGATATGCCGTCAGCAGATACAGCTTTTCATGAACTTCAAAGTCCACATAGATCACACGCACGCTGCCGCTCTTGCCTTGCTGCTCAAATGCAAAGCGTATCTTACGGACACCGCCGGTTTCCCGCATGACTTTACCGACCTTGGGGTCTGTAAGCAGTTCCTCCTGCAATCTTCGAAGATCATCATCGTCCAGCCCCATCGCCTTCCATTCCTTGCGGAATGACGGAAGTTCTACAAATATCCGTGTCATGTCGCCACCTCTTTGTATGTAGAATACCCTATTAAATAGGGCTTGTCAAGCGGTTTTTGCAATTGCCTGATGGCTCCCGCATCCCCCCGCGCATATACCATATTTACTTTCTCTCCAATCGTTGCTTGATTTCCGCGCCGCCTTTGATCCGCACCAGAATCTCGTTGGCAGAAAGGACGGTCACACGCTCTACGGTCTGCCGGACGGCGTTTTCGTTCCATTCTGTGATCGTGGATGTGGCGTTCTCTACGGCTTGCTCCGCCTGCTTCATGCGGGTGCAGATGCGATCTGTGTCGACGCTGCTTTGCAGGATTTCTTCCTTCTGCTTTTTGAGTGTAGTCTGCTCGGCCAGGATTTCCGCAAATTGTGCATTGCAGGCTTCTTTATCCTCGGCATCAATGGCTTCCGCCAGCAGGCGCTGGAACTGCTCGTCGAGCTGTATCAGGCGGCTTTCAATGTCGGCAAGGCTCATCGTCTGACCCTGCACCGGCAGAAGCTCTAAGGAAACTGCATTTTTGATACGGTCGAGCAGAGCAGGTTTGTTGCTCATGGCGGAGTTGATGGCTGCCAGAATCGCCGCCTGCAGCGGTTCTTCCTTGATTGTCGGGGAATCATGGCAGTATTTCGTGCCATAGTTCAGTCGGCTCATGCAGCGCCAGACGGGATATTTCCGTCCGAGGGATGTCCATGTACATCTTCGGTAGAGTGTCCCGCACTCGCCGCACACGAGCCTGTCCGACAGCGCAAATTTGCTCGTATAACAAGAGCGTCCTGTCACAGCCGTTTTGGATGGGCTGCGCAGGGCGCTCCGACGTGCCATTTCTGCTTTCACTGCATTGTACTGCTCCCGGCTGACGATGCCCTCGTGATGGTCAGGCATATAATATTGGGTCATCTGACCGACGTTCTTAATGACCTTCTTGCTGATCACATCTGTCCGGAATGTTTTCTGAAGCAGCACGTCGCCGCAGTATTTCTCATTCGTCAGGATGCTCTTGATGGATGTCGCTGTCCATTTGGATTCTCCGAGAACCGTTTTGATCTGATTTTCCTCCAGCCAGTCTTGCAGATTTCGCAGGCTGGCACCGCTCTCATATCGCTTGTAGAGTTCGCGCACAATTTCTGCCTGTTCTGGGATGATGCGGAATTTGCCATTTGCGTCTTTTTCATAACCATAAAGCCGGTAACAGGGAACCTTAAGCGTTCCGACTTTTGCGTGCATCTGCCGGCCACGCCGGATGTTGCCGGAGATGGACTCGCTCTCGGACTGCGCCATCGCGCCGTACATCGTAATCATAAATTCGCTGTCTGCTGGAAGCGAGTTGATATTCTCCTTTTCGAAGAGAACCCCGATCCCAAGCTGCCGGAGGATGCGCGTATAATTGATGCAGTCGAGCGTATTGCGGGCAAACCGTTGGATGGACTTTGTAAGGATGAGGTCGATCTTCTTTTGCTTACACAGGCGAATCATCCGCAGGAATTCTGTGCGCTTTTTCGTGGACGTGCCTGTGATGCCTTCGTCCGCGAAAATGCCAGCCATTGTCCACTCTTTGTTTGACATGATCTTGTCGGTATAGTATTCGCACTGGGCTTCGTAGCTGCTGGCTTGTTCTTCCTCTTTTGTGGAAACACGGCAGTACGCTGCGACGCGGAGCTGCTTTGTGACTGTAGTTGTTTGCTGCAATTCCGGCTTTGGTGGGATTATAATGACACGCGGCTTTTCATCTGTCATACCAAATCGTCCTTTCCGATAACTTGTCCGTTCTTGAGCTGTACGCGCACCGTTTGACGCATCACCAGCACGGCAGAGACTGTGCTTTGCAGCAGCTCCGCGTTGAGTTCTGCCGTGCATTCAAACGCGGTGAACAGCCGCCGCAGACGCTCGGTTTCGTATTTTTCGTTGCCAATGGCGTCATATTGTTCCTGTGCCAGCTTGCAGATCAGGCTTCTGGCAGCGTCCTCGTCGAGCGGCTGGGCGTTCAGAACTTCATCCAACTCGGCTTGCGTATTTGTATATGTCGGTTTGGATGTTCGCTCTGGCTGCATGATGCGCTCCGGCTGTTCTACCAGCCTGCCGAGCAGGTGTGTGACCTGCTGCTCGATCTCCGGCGTAAGCGGCTTGGAGTATACACGCTTGAGTGCTTTCTGCGTAGGTGTCCGCTCTGGCAGACGCTGCTTGGTCTGGCGCTTCTCGACGGCTGCTTCAAATAATTTTATGTCAACTAACCTCGGATAGCTGTCTGCGCCGGTGTACTTAGCATTTTCTAAGATTCGGGCAATCATGTTTTTATTCCACGACTTGCCCTCGTCGTAGCTGGGGCCGGTCTTGCTCATCTGTTCTGCGATTTCCTTCAGCGACGCGCCGAGTGAATATTGCAGAAAAATATCCTGCACGGCTTTTGCTTCGGGTTCATTCCGGACGATCTCACCCATGCGCATCTGATAGCCAAACGGCAGCTTCCGATTTCCCATTACCGCTTTGTCCTTTCAATCTGCTCCGTCAATTCCAAGCCGTTTTTCAGCCGGAAGCGTAGGCGCTCGTTGCTGTCTACGATAATTCTTTCAACAAGCGCATCGAACAGCTCCGCATCGAAGCTGTCGAGGAAATCCGGCCCGTCCTCCAGTGCGTCCATAAGATCGCGGGTGCGGTCTGCCAGATCGTCGCTGTCGGTGTCGAGAAGCCTTGCTTTTTCCTGTTTCAGCCTGCGGAGCTGTTCGCTGAGTTTGTTATTGGATGAGATAAAAGTGTCAGGATCAACGCCGCCCGCTTGCTGAAGCTGGGTTAGGAATTGAACCTGACTGAGAATATCGGATATTTTCTTGTTGAGGGAGATCACGTCCTCGCTCCAGAGCATGCGGCTGTAACGGATTTTTTGGAGGTTTGAGAGCATCTGCGTGAAGATGGGTTCTCCGTGGTGTTTGAGTTTGTAGTACAGACGGCAGAATGCTTCTTGCATAACTGTTTCTGGTATCTGGCTGTTCGGGCAGCTGTTTCGATCTATATCATGCTGCCTGCATGACCAATATGTGCAGCCTCTATTTTGGCGAAGTCGAAACATGGAACTACAGCATCCACAAAGAACCTTTTTCCGAAATGCTGACGGAGCATAATAATCTTCTGGATGTTTTTCGCCTGCCCGTTGCATTCGCAATTCTGCAACTGCGTGCCAAACGCTCTTTTCTACAATTGCCTGATGCGTATTTTCTACATAGTATTGTTCTTTTTCGCCCTTGTTCTTGCGCTGCTTATATGGGAAAGTGTCCCCCGAGTAGGTTTTCTGCCAAAGAGAATCCCCAATGTACTTCTCATTGGCGAGAATGTAGGAAATAGCTTTTCGCGTCCATCGGCGCTGCTTTTCATTTTCTCTGAACGGAATATTGGCAACATTCAGTTGATCTCGAATGAACTCCATGCTGGTTCCTGATAAATATTTCTCGTAGATCATACGAACGATAATTGCTTCCGATTCAACAATACATAGCTGGCGATCAACCAGTCGATAGCCGTATGGTTCTTTACAGGTAATGAATGTTTTATCCCGTATTCGTTTCTGGACACCCCATTTGACGTTCCCTGATATGGACTCACTCTGCTTTTGCGCCAAGGACGCCATGATCGCCGTAACCATTTCGCTGGACACCTTGCTGGTGTCGATGCCCTGTTCCTCGAACTGGACGCTGACGCCGAGTTCCTTCAGTTCCCGGACAGCCGCAAGGCAATCCTTTGTATTTCTGGCAAATCGGGAAATGGACTTGACCAGAATGCGGTCGATCTTGCCTTTGCGGCAATCCTGCATCATGCGCTGAAAATCTTCGCGCTTTTCAACCGACGTGCCGGTGATGCCCTCATCGGCGTAAATATCGACCATTTCCCAATCCGGATTGCTGGAGATCAGTTCAGAATAGTATTGATTCTGCACGCGGTAGGAATTTAGCTGATCCTCGCTGGAGGAACTGACGCGGGCATAGGCTGCAACGCGCAGTTTTTGTGCGACGATCTCGTCGTGCGCTGGGATGACTATGACGCGCTGCTGTTCCAGCGCAAGGTTTCCGCTGGTCTGCTTCTTTGCCACGCTGTTCACCTCCCTCTGCAGCAACACACACTACCACACCAAGGGCGTAATAGCTATAATCAAAACGGAGAAAAATCAAGCGTAAAGTGTGAAATTTGCACCAAGCTCGATAGCAATCCGCCGCGCGATCTTCTTGATGTCATTCTCAGAAAAACCAACCGTCCGGAGCGCCTTCAAGAGCTGGCAGATGCCTAAAAAATCAATGTTTGGATTCATAAGATTCTCCTTTAGCCACGGGGCGGCTCCGCAAACCGCAGAGCCGCCCCTGCTTTTGAAATTTTGATGCTTGCTCCTGTTCGACGCTTCTTCCCGGAGCCAAGGCAGCGGCTGAACGGCGGCTGGCGCCGCGCACGGGTCTGCACCCCTCCGAGGATCTCTCCGAGCTGCCCCCATTACGTTCCGTTGTGGCTGGGCAGGAGTACCATTGTCCGCGGACAAGATCATTGCGAGGCAGCTTGCCAAAGCTGCTTTTGGATGGATGGGTACCGCTCGTCACCTTCTTGGGCCGTCTTTATACAGAAAATCTGTACAGGTGGTCTTCGCGCATCCTCCGCATCGCTGTTCCTTTTCAGGCTCATCCGCTTGATGTCATTCAGTCGCTGGATATGTACTTTTCAAGCTGCACGAGGCGGACTGAAAAAGTCCCCTCAATGCATAGGCCACGGGAACAGCTTTTTTAGAACCATTTTTGAAAAATTTTTTTGATTTTTTGAAATTTCTTCGATATGGCGCGTTGCGAACAGCCCCATCTCTCTGCAAGTTCTTTCTGACTATGTTCCTCCAGCGTCAGAAATGTCAATATTTCCAGTTCTTCAATGCTCAGCGTTTTGATTGCCTGTAACAACCGCAAATCCTCCAGTGTATCAACCCATGCATAACGATCTGGAAAGGCGCTTTCGTCAAAGGAAACCGAAAGTGTCTCGTTTTTTCGAAACAGTGCAGACCGGCGTTCATCGTCCGGGCTGTCAATTTCCAGTGCTGGCA